ATTTTCTTATTAAGCTGTTTGATGACTTTCTCTTTAGTGTCATCATTAAGAATCATTTCAACAGCAATCTTTTTTATTGCAGCTACAAGTTTGTTCATCATTTTCCTTTACATATTGTTTTAATGCAGAGAGTTCTCTCTCTATTTCTTTAAATCTGTTTTCCTGTTCTTGAAATACATCTGTAATTTCATCTATAATAGGAAACCTTTTGCCTAACTTTTCATCTATAAGATTAAGCACAATACTTTTTATCTTATCTTGTAAACCTTTACCAAGTATCATATATCAATATCCTTTAATAACCATATCCATAAGCCTATAAAAAGTACAGTACATACTATAAAAATAATCATATCCATGCAGTAAGGGTAGGACTCGAACCTACACAAGCACCTCTCCCATTAGATGCTTACCACCTCGACAGGGTAGCGTGTCTGCCAATTCCACCACCTTACTATTCTTTATGTCTAATATTTTATACATAGTGGTTGTAAAAATTCCAATTTAACAGCTAAAAGTCCTTGCTGAAAATACAAGATATACTAAATATTAAAACTTCTTTCAATCTTGCTTCTTGTTTTGCTTAAACCAGAAGTCTACAACCTTGCTAAAAGAAGCTAAAAATGTACCTACTATAATATTAAGCAAGTCTCTAAAGTTATCTTCAAGCTGTAATACTGGATGAAATAATAAGTATATTATCCAAAAAAAACAACCAAAAATAAAAAGAGTAATGGCAAACTGCATCCAATCTGGAAGTCCATCACCACCATTCATTATGTCTAACTCAAAAGCAGTAAGCTTTTTTTCTTCTTCCTTCTTAGGTCTTCCTGCTGGCAGTTTATATCAAACCTTCCAGCTTCATAGCTCTTGCCATTCTTGTCATTCCAATTCCTCCTCCAAATCTTGGAAAGAAATCATGGCT